CTACACCTCGCTGCCGACCTGCTTGCCTTCGGTGGCGGCGGCACTGCGGGCCGCCTTCACTGCGTCGGCACTGTTGGGTTGTTCGCACTCGATGCTGGTCACGTAGCCATCGTGGCTGATGTTGTGCTCGGCGCGCTTGACCAGCCACTGCCCATCCACGCCATCGCGGAAGCCCTGCATCACCACCGTGGCTTCGGCCATCAGCGTCTCGCGGCCGGGTAGGGTGTAGCTCAGCGTACGCGTCTGCCGGGCCTGTTCCTGGTGTTTGGCACGCGCTGCAGCTTCGGCGGTTTCGCGGTCGGCGTAGGCCATGCGCAGGCGCACGATCGGCTCACCGCTGCCCAGCTTCACTTCCTGGCGCGTGGCACCGCGGACATCGCGGTAATAGGCAATGGTGGTGCCGGTCTTCTCGCGCGAGACGATGTTCACCTTGTAGCCACTGCCATCGGCCGGGGTCAGGGTGACGTCGGGAATGCGCTCACCGCTGGCACTGGTGGATTCGCCTCGCTTGACGAACATCAGGCGGCCGCCGCCCGGCTTGGCGATGGCGTCATGCTGCTTGGCCAGGCGCAGCAGCAGGTTCATGTCCGACTCCTGCGACTGCACCGTCAACGGCAGCGTGATCGATGCAAGCGACCCGCTCACGGCAGCCTCCATTCCGTGTTCGCCGGCCATGCGTTGCACCATGCCGCCGATGGTCGTGCCCTTCTTCCAGGTGCGTGTCTTCTGCGTCTGCAGATCGTTCTTGCCGCCCTTGCTGGCCTCGAACGGCGCCGCGCGGGCGCGCAGGGTCATGCTGCCCGGGTAGCCGGAAATCTCCACCTCGTCGCAGATGTACAGGCCCATGCGCCGCACGTCACCGTCGTAACCGATGAAGGCTTCCAGCTCCGCGCCTGCCGGCGGCAGCTGGATCGGATCGGAAGGATCATGGTCGGCCAACTGCAGTTCCAGCATGTCCGAGTTGTTGTCGGTCTCGTCGGTGATCCGCAGCGACTTGAAGCGCGACCTGATGGTGTCGGTGATGTCCTGGTTGTTGGCCACCACGCGGAATGCCGGCGTGATGTTCAGTCCCACAGGGCCACTCCCTTGCGCTCGTTTGCCGGGCGCTGCACATCCGGCAGGGTGATCGCCATGCCGGCAGGCAGTACCGCGCCGCGTGCGGCCAGGCCCGGGTTGGCGTCGAATACCGCGCGCAGGATGGCTGGTGATTGTTCGCCATAGTGCGTGTACGCGATGCGGTCGACGACGTCGCCGTCGCGGGTGTTATACGTTCGTGCCATCGCTGTGCTTCCGCAGGGAGAGGGTGAATTCGTGCCGTTGGATTCCAGCATCGGCAGTGAAACCGGAGGCGGTGGCGTCGATCTTGTCGATGACCCACAGCCCCAGGTTCCCGCCCTTGCCGGTCAGCAGCCGCTGTGGCTTGCCCTGCGCGGCCAGCTTGCGCAGCTGCGAGAGCTCATTGCCGGCACCGCGGAACGCATAGTGGATGACGCCAGGCAGCGTCATGCTGGCCTTGCCGGGCCCGGTGTACTGCAGCGCAGCCATCTGGCCGATGCGTTCCTGCGCTGCCCAGCCATACTCGTTGCTCTGCTGGATATCCTGGAACACGGCGGTGTTGAGGCTGAACTTGAAACCACCCAGCATCAGCAGCACCGGAGCGTTGCCGGAATCGTTGGCTTTGAACTGCGACAGCAGCTTGTCCACTGTGCCGGTTACGAACTCGCGCTTCATGCTCAATTCCTGTCTGCAAGGCCACCACGGGCGGCAACCGCGTTGCGACGCTGCAGTTCGTCGGCGGTGCGACGTGCTACGGATTCGCTGGATTCACCTGGTTGCTGGTGGATGGTGATGTTGTTGGTCTGTTGTTGTTGCACGGTGGTGACGCCGCGTGGAGTGGGCGCGGGCATGTCGGGTGCCGGACGGCCCTGCATTGCGCGGCGCAGGCTATCCTCCTGCTCTCGGACGGCGGGCCTGTCACCCATTGCCACCGCAACACCGGTATACAACGCATCGTTCAGGCCGCCTCGGCCCTGGGCGCGCATGTTGCTGTATCCAACCACACCGTTGCCGATGCTCTTCATGCCATCGACTGCGCCTTCCTTGAGCTGCCCCAGGAAGCCTGATGCAACGTCCAGACCCTTGCCGACAAGCCCTCCCAGATCACCCAGTGGACCATCGATCAGCTCCAGCAGGGGCTTCAGTGCATCCATCACCACGTTGATCGCGGCGCGGGCAGTCTCCTTCATCGAATCCCATCTGCCGATCAGCGCGGTACCAATGGTTTCGCCCAGGGACATCGCTGCATCATTGAGGAATACGATGGTCTGGATGATGTTGCCGACGGCAGCGATTGCCATGCGGAAACTTTCAAACAGCAGGGTGCCGACGAAGCGGCCCACTTCGCCAACACGCGAGAGCGCGTCGCCGCTGTATTCGACCGGTGCGATCAGCTGGCTGATCCAGTTCCATACCCGGTTGAACACTTCGCCCATTGCCTCCCATACCGGGCGCAGTGGCTCGACAGCGGCCATGATCTCGCCCATCGCGGCACCGGCGGAGTCGCTCACCCCCTGCCAGAGTCCTCCGAGGAATGCCTTGATCGGCTCCCAGTATTTGCGCACCAGGATGGCGCCTGCGGTGATCGCTGCGATGGCGATCGTGATCGGCCCGCCACCGATGGCGGCCACGGCAGTTGCGACGATGCGGAAGCCCGACGCCAGGCGCATCGCCATCGGCCCGAAGCGTCCCAACTGGGCCAGCAGGCTGCCGCCACGGAACAGCTCGAAGGCCTTCTGCACGGCCAGGATCGGGCCCTGCAGGAACGTCCAGGCGTAGCGGGCGCCGAGCACCGCGGTGCGCAGGCCCAGCATGCCGACCACGATCTGCGTGGTGTTGGCGATCAGCTTCGGGTTCTCCTGCACGAACGAGGTGACCCCGTTCAGCAGTTCGGTCAGCTTGACCGCCGCTTCGCCCACCGCCGGTAGCAGCGCGGCACCGAAGGCCTTGGACAGGTTGTCCACGGCGATCTTGGCGCCCTCGATCTTCTGCGGGTCGGTCTGCATCGCATCGGCATAGGCTGCATCGGTGGTGCCCGCCGATCCATTCAGCGCCTTGTCGCGGACTCGAACGTAGGTGTCCCAGTTCTCGATCATCGGCTGGACGAAGTTCTTCGCCTGCGCATCGCCGAACAGTGCGCCGATCTTCTTCTGGTCGCCCGCGGTGGCCTGGATGATCCCCTGCATCGCAGCATCGAAGGGATTGCCGCCGCTGGTCTGTGCATCGCCGATGATCTTGCGCAGATCCAGGTTCAGGCTCTTCTTGGCCTTCTCCTGAATGTCCGGCGAGAGCACCTCGGACATGAAGATCTTCATGTTGCTGGCGGCCTTGTCGGCGCCACCTGCCGAGTCCAGCGTGGCTTCCAGTGCCGCACCCAGCGTAGCCGCCGCCGATGTGCCCTGCAGCTTCATCGCCTCGAACGAGGAACCCAGCACCGGCAGCACCTGGGCCATGTCCTTCAGGCCCAGGCCGCCCTGCTGGCTGTTCACCACTAGCACGTCCAGCGCGTTCTGCATGCGCGAGGGATCGATATCGAACGACTGCTGCAGGGCGGCCGCGGCCTGGGCCACATCATCGATGCTGGCACCGGTGACGGTGGTGGTCCGCCCGACAGCACCGAGGCTGGCCTGGGCCGACTGCGCATCCATGCCGGCGTCGATCATCAGCCTGATCGAGCGTTGCAGCGCGTCGGCGCCCTGGTTGGTTGCACGCGACTGTTCCAGGATGGCCTGCCCCAGTGCGCTGACCTGGGCGCGGCTGAGGTTGGCTGCCACGCCGATCTGCTGGTTCTGGCGGGCGAAGCCGGAGGCGTTCTCGACCGGCTTGGCCAGTGCGGTGACGGCGGTGCCGAGTGTGCCGCGTGCCTCGCCAAATGCCGAGCCGAGCTTCCCGCGCTTCTCCAGGTTGGCGTCGCGCTTTGCTTCGATGCTCTCCAGCGCCACCTGCGAGGCACGCAGAGCATCGACCTGGGTACGCATGCGGGCGTACTCCTTGCTGGTCGTACTCATGCGCGCGAGCCTGCGATCCAGCAGGGTCACCTCGGTGCCGAGGCGCTTGATACCATCGTTGGCAAAGGAGAAGGCGTCCTTCAGTGACTTGGACACCTCGCCGCCGATCGTGATCGTTGTCGTTTGAACGTTACTGGCCATGTACCGGCAATCCCTGAATCCACCAGATGAACTTCGACACCCGCAGTGTCATGATCTCGCGCAGGCCCCAGCCGGTATGGCCGGCCAGGGCGAGCACTCCCTGCCTGATCTGAGGCAGGGTCAGGTGGTAAAAAGCGCGACGCCTGCCTGCAGTCGTGCGTAGTCGCGCAACGGCATCTTGCGCACGTCGTCCGGCGAGATCTCGCACAGGTTGGCGATCATCCGCACCTCACGCTGGGCGTCGCTGCCCTTGTCGTCCTGGTAGCGCTCCATGTCTTCCACGGTCGGTTCGCGCATGCGCAGCACGGCGGTCTCCATGCCGTTGACCTGGCGCGGGCGGGTGAGGGTGATCTCGGCAAAGCCATCGCGCTCGATGACGGTGTCGGTGGGGGTCTTGGTCTTGCTGGACATGGATGCGTTCCTGGAATGCGATGCGGTGCGATGGATGCGGGGGCGCGAGGCGCCCCCGGGTTCTTCAATGCGGCGAGGGTTCAGATGCCCAGTGCGCCGCGGATGCCGGCCAGTACGTCCACGCCACCCTGGCGCGCGATCATGTTGACCACGTCGATCTCCTGCACGACCTGGGCGCCATGGGTCAGCTTGTAGTAGCTCAGCGCCAGGTTGACCTTGATCGTGCCTTTCTCGCCAACCTTGGTTTCGCCGCGGTCCAGCAGCTTCACCTTGCCGCGCATGTTGTGCACGACCTGGGTCACTTCGCCGTCATCGCCTTCCAGGGCTTCACGGGCGGTGAAGCCGTATTCCTTGCTCTCGATGACGTGGAACTTGGTCATGATCTCCGCGTCATCCGAGGCAAACTCGACATCAGCAGTGAGCTTTTCATGGCCGAGCACGATCTCGGTCGGGGCGAGCATGCCGCCGGCCTGGAAGTCCTCGGTCTTCAGCGACAGCTTGGGGGCGGTGAAGGACATCACGCTGCCGGCATAACCCTTGCCGTCGACGTAGAAGTTGAAGTTTTTGCGGATCTTGCGCGCCATGCTTAGAAGATCTCCGAGACGTAGTTGTTGTTCATGTGCATGCGGAAGGTCAGCTGCTCACCCGGGTAGGTCGGGGTGAAGTCGAAGTCCCAGTAGAAGCGGCCCTGGGCCACGCTGTCCGCTGCGTTCAGTTCCGGGTCGATCCAGCAGTTGCCGCCGAGGATCGCGCCCTGGGTCTTCAGCCCGCGCAGGAAGGCATTGACACCCTCGCGCACGTCATCGACGTAGGTCTTGCTGATGCCGCGGTCGACGGCCCACAGGTGGGCGGCTTCCAGGCTGTCGGCGATGATGTCGGCGGTGCGTACCACGCACAGGAACTGCCACTTCGGATCGATGCTGGTGGTGCGGTTGCCCCACAGGCGGAAGCCCCCTTCGCGGATGACCGTTGCCACGTTGGCCTGGTTCAGCAGGTTGGCGCGGCTGGTCGCATCGGACAGGCCGAAGTCGATTGCACGCGCGGTGCCGACCACGCCGTTGAGTTCCAGGTTCGACGGCGACGCCCACCAGCCGCGCTCGTTGTCGCTGCGGGCGATGGCGCCGGCCACGGCACCGGAGGCATAGCGGGTGACGATGGCATCACCGGACTGCACCAGCAGCGCCGGGTCGACCACGTAGACACGCTTGGAGCCGGTCAGTGCAGCGGTGGACTTGGCCGCGTCGTCGTTGCTGTTCGGGCCATCCTTGATGATCACTGCGCGCAGCTTGTCGGCAATGCCGAGCAGTTCCGCGACGACCGGGTTGGCCAGCACGGCCTCCGGCTTGGCCGGGTCGGCTGGGTGCACATGGGTGAAGCCGGGTGCGACCAGGATGCGCGGCTTGACGCCGACGATGGACTTGGCGGCCAGCAGCGCATGCACGCCTTCGTACGCGCCGGTCTGGGCGTTCACGCCGCCCAGCACGTTGGCCAGGGTGGCGCTTTCATTGGCGCCCTTCTCGACGCGGACGACGACGACGACGGCACTGGACTGGTCGAAGATCGCGTCGAGCGCACCGGGCAGGGTGCCGGCATCGGTGCCGGTGGTGGCCGACAGCTTGGCGGCCTGCGACGGCGAGGTCACCAGGACGGGCGTGTTGACGGGGAACGCTTCGGTGTCGGCCAGCGGTGCGGTGCCGACGATGCCGATCACGCTGCTGGAGGCGATGGCAATCGATCGGGCACCGGTATCGATGTTGACGACCTGTACGCCATGGAGAAATTCGGTCATTCGGGGTTCTTCCTCGGTGTGGGTGTGTGCCGGCTTGTGCAGGCGACGGGGTAATGTTCGGAGAATGTGGCGGTCGGGATAATTGCAGCGGTGGCCCGATGTGCAATCAGTACCAGCCCGAGACAGCGACGTTGGCGTATACGGTTGAAACCTGAGCGGGGCTGCCGGAACGACGGAGATGAACGGCTATCTCAACCGTGACGCTCTCGTACATGGAAGATGCCGCAGGAATGCTGATGGATACGGTTGCCGAGCGCGATGTCGCAAGTGAGGAGAACGACGGTGCGCTTGTGCTGAACGAAGCAGCCCCTGTGTTGCTGGCCGTGAACTGCACTTCGTACTGGCCGGGATTGGCACCCGCCGGTGCCCAGCGACCGGAATCCACCTGGGCGGTGGCATCGTTGCCACCGCCGTAACTGTTGCTGTGGACGGTGAAGTTGCCGTCGGACAGCAGGCTGATCTGCACCGACGCCGTGACATCGCCGAATGAGTTTGTTTTGGCGCCATTGCCGGCTGAGTAGTCCTTGCCGTGGAAGGGCAGCCGGTAGCTTGCGGTGCCCCGGGCCGCCCACAGGTTGGATACGTCCATGCCGTTGATGCGATGGCCTACGTCGGCACGTTTGCTGCCGTACTGGATGTGGGCGTAGCGGCGGCTCAGGTCGGTGCCGCCGATACGGCGGCTCGAGTCCTGTGCCTGCGGACCTTCGACGTACGGATCGAACAGGTCGTCAAAGTCGATACCGGAAGAGCGATATCCGCTGGGCATATCAGCGCTCCGCTTTCAGTGCGCGCACTTCGGCGGCCAGTTCCTGGATGGCCTTGGCCATGACCGGCAGCAGCTGGTCGAGCTTGACCGACGCCACGCGTTCACCCTGGAACTCGACACCTTCCAGGTCGACTGCTTCCGGCACCAGCTCGGCCAGCTGCTCGGCGACGAAGAACAGGCGGCGACGACCGTCGTCGTTGTACTCAGGCTTGTAGTGGCCGGCGGCCAGTTCCATTTTCTCTACAGCAGCCAGACCGTAGGGAAGTACGCCCTCGATGTTCTTCAACTTTCGTGAGGAGCCGAAGTCGTATCCGCCTGTGGCAGATACACTACCGATGAAGGCATGACCGGTGAATCCATTCTCCGCAGAGTACTGGATCCGATTTCCATCCCCCCAGCCTACGTATCCCATACGTGTTCCATCCGCACGATGGAACGCAACGTAGCCGGCAAGTACATCGGTGCCTGCGTTTGTTCGAACGCAGCCACCAGCACTGATGAGCGAGCCTACCGTGGTTACGGTTTCATTGAAGGAGGCGGGTCCAATCACAGAAACAGTGGAGCCGCGCAGCTCAAGTGGTGCAAAGGCATTCTCGGCCGGATTCACTGACTGGAGCACGGTGGTTCCGGCTCCATTGCTGATGAATCTGATCAAGTTGTGTCCTGCGGCTGCCTGGGTGTACAGATACGCGTTGACGCGCAGTGAACCGGTCACAGTGTCGCCGGTCCTGTTTATTTTGCTTGCGGGATCAAAGTTCCCACTCGTCCAGATGGATCCACCAGTACTGAGTGTGGAGGTGAACCCACCCGCTGAGTTTGCGAAAGTGAAGTTCGAGCCATTTTTGAAGATGTAGGAGTTCGCATCACCCAACACAATAACGCCATCGTTGGGCACACCATTCCATCCATAGGAACGAAGCGAGTTTCCATTCACGCCGACGTGTCCGGTGAACGTCCCGCCACTCTTGTCCATCTTCGTGTCAGGCGCGAAGTTCCCGGCATGCCACATCGGCGAGCCGTTCCAGCGCGGCGTGTCGCCATGCTTGATGGTGATCTCACTACTGGCACTGCGATCGGCGCTCCATACGCGCCACAGGCTGGAATTTCCCCAGCCGCCAATGAAGGACTGCTCGGCACCAGCGGCACCGAAGCCCATCAAGGGATACGTGCCGCTGATGAACTGCTGGTCGGTGAACGTGTTGCCGCCCCTGGATGCCTTGCCATCCAGCGCCGGCTGCAGTCCGGTCACATCGGCAATCACATGCTTGTGGCCCACGGTGGCGAAGTCACCGGCCAGGGCGAACTCGGAGGCGTGCTTGCCGTCCAGGGTGTCGGCGTCCAGGCCGTTGCCATGCCCGGTGTCCTTCAGCGCGGCGCTCTTCAGTTCCAGGGCAGTGCGCGCCGCGGTGGTGTTCGCCGCAGACAGCAGCGTCTTCGCCAGCGCGGTCGGGGCGCTGGCGCCGAAGCGCTTGTCGGTGTAGGCGCGCAGGCCGCGCGGGGTCACCGCGCGCTGGGTGTCGGTGGCATCTTCGGCTTCAGTGCTGGTGGCCAGCTCGACCACGCCGACCACCTCGGTGGTGGCCGGTGGATAGAGGAAGCCGGCGTCGCCGAACTGGATCTGCGTTGTGTCGATCCCGCTGAAGCGGGTATCGGTGGCCAGCAGCAGCATCGATGCGGCCGACTTCTCCATGATCGGATCGGCCTGGCCGTAGCTGGCAAACAGGGTGCCGTCGGCCAGGTACAGGCCGAAACCGCGCAGCGTGTAGGAGGTGGCGCTGTCGTCGCGGATGGTGACGTGCACGGTGTCATCGCCCACGGCCTGGCCGCCGAAGGTGGCCACGCGCTTGATCTCGCCGGGCAGCGCGGTGAGCCCGGCTGAAGGCACGAAGGCGGTCGAGGTCAGGCCGATCTGGGTGATCAGGACGGCGTTGGTGCCGGTGTTCGGCGGATTGACCAGCTTGGCGAAGCCGGCATCGGTGATTTTCAGGCGCATGCGGGGGTTACTCTCCGATCAGTTGAAGGCGGCGGAAGGCCGTGGCGTGGGCGGCTGCCAGTGCGCCGACGGCGGCGTCGGCCTGCATGCCCTGGGTAAAGGTGAAATGCGAGCGCACCGGCTTGGTCCGGGTGATTTCGCCGATGACGTCCTCGACGAACATCGCCGTGGCGGACTGGCCATCCTGGTTGGCGATGGTCATCACCGCTTCGAAGGTGTGCGGCGCGCCCCTGGGCTGCAACTGCCACCACTCGCGGATCAGCACCGAGCCGCCGAAGGCGGCCACCACGTCGCGCACGCTGCCGGCGGTGCCCTTGCGTCGCTGGATGGCGATGGCCGTACGCACCCGGGCGCGCTTCACCGCTTCGGGCCAGTAGGCTTTCCATTCGTCCAGCGACAGCGCCCAGGCCAGCCAGGGCAGCAGTGCGGTCGGGCAGCGGTCGGCATCCCACAGCGCGGTGATGTCCACCGGCAACGGACGTGCAACGATGGCGCGGGCAAGCGCGCGCTCGGCGTGGGTGGCGTTGGCGGGAAGCAGGTTCGCCGCCGAGGGCACCACCACCTGGGCGTCACCATCGATGACCTCTCCGGGCGCCGGTGCAGCGGCCAGGGTGACCCTGCTGCCCTCGATGACGCTGCCCTGCAGCAGCTGCCGCCCCTGCGCATCGGTGCGGAATACCGACTGCAGGCTCGCCAGCGCGCCGCCGGGGTGGCGGAAGGTGCGGTTGCGGCCATCGATCGCGCCGCGCAGGCGCGCGTTGATCAGGCGCGTGCTCGGCTCATTCATCGGTGCCGCCGTGGGTCAGGGTCACGCCGGTGCAGTGCGTGGCCTGGGTCCGGTCCACCACCACATCTGCAGCTGGATGGACGATTTCCACGCGCTGCACGCCCTCGGCATGCAATGCGGCGAACAACCCCGAACGGGTGACGTCGCGGCCGAGACGGTGTGACTCGCTGATGTAGCGGTCCAGGCGGGTGCGCGCTTCGGCAAGCACGACCTGCGAATCCGGGCCGGCAAAGGTGAACAGCGTGGCGTCGACCGTATAGTTGACGATCGTGGCCGGCTTCACCAGCACGTGGTCGGTCAGCGGTCGCACGTCATCCGCGCTCAGCTTCGCTTCGACGATGTCGAGCAGGCCCTGGGTGGCGGTTCCATCCGCTTCGCGCGACAGCACCGAGACCACCACTTCGCCGGGGGCGGGACTGGTCGCACTGGCGTCGAGCACGCGTGGGTCCGCGCTCAGCGCATGGAACACATAGGCGCCCTCCGGCCCCGCTACGCTGAAGCCTTCCGGACCCAGCTGGATGCGGCGGCGGAAGTCCTCATCGCTCTCATATCGCGGTGGAATGCCTTCCTGCGGTTTGCCCGGGTCGAGCACCTGGCGGGCGATGCCGAAGATGGCGGCAAGGTGGTCCAGGTCGCTGCCACCGGCATAGGCCAGCATCACGCCACGCGCGGCGTCGTTGACACGCTGGCGATCGAGCAGGCGCAGGTAGGTGCAGACCTCCAGGATCTTGAAGGCCGGGTCCGACGGCAGCAGCGCGTCGAAAGTGGGATCCAGAGCCTGCAGTGCGGTCAGCGATTCATCGAACATGGCTTCGAAATCGAGCACTTCGATGACCGCCGGGGCAGGCAGCTGGGACAGATTGACACTGGTGAACGAGCCGGATGCCACGGTTAGCGAACCTCGATTCCTTCGATGGTGATGGCCTCGCCGTCCGGCAGGTGGATCCCGGTCACTGCCAGGATCATCATGCCGGGGGCGGGGAGGGAGACGTCGACGTTCTCGACGTGGAGACGCGGTTCCCATCGCGCGAGTGCGTCGACGGTGGCCGCGATCAGGTCCATGCGCAGCGAGCGGTTGGTCGGCGCATCGATCAGTTCAAACACGCGTGAACCGTATTCGCGGCGCAGTACGCGGGAGCCAAGGGGCGTGGTGAGAATGTCACGCACGGACTGGTGGAGATGGGCGAGCCCATCCAGTGATTTGCCGGTGTTGGCGTTGATTCCTCGCATGGCCTCTATCGTCGTGGAGTGCGGGTTTTCAGGGCATTGCAGGCGTGGCCGTTCAGGCCTGGGCCGGCGTGGTCGGGGCGGTTGGGCCCTGGGCGGTGTGCTTGTGTGCCTTCAGGCCGATGGCACCGGCCTTGATCTCGCCGGGTGTGCTGATGTCCTTGCCGGCGCTGATCGCGCCGCTGACATCCAGATCGCCGCTCGCCTTGATCGAGGGCGTGTCGAGCACGATCGATTCGCTGGCGATCACCTGCGCGCTTGCACAGGTGACGATGACCTTGCCGCTGCCGACGTTAACGCTCAGCGTGGTGGTTTCCTGGTCGTACTCGACGGTGCTGCCGTCGGCGAACTCGGTGCGCTGCCGCAGGCGCGAGTCGGCGGGTGGCGGAAAGCGGTCCTGATACAGGCTGCCGAGTACCAGCGCCTGGCCGGGGTCGCCATAGGGGCACGCCAGCACGACCTGCTCGCCTGGTTCGGGGGCGCACCAGCTGCGCATGCCCGGCCCCGCGCGGCGCTCCAGCCAGGGAATCCAGTCGGTAAGCATGCCGTCGGCATCGACGCGAACGCGCCCGTTTGCCTCGTCGAGTTCGCGCACCACGCCGATCATCAGCAGGTTGCCGATCAGCCGCGCGTGTTCGGCGCTCATCGTGCGCGCTCCGGCAACAGCTGGTAGCGGGACTCATGGGCGCGACCGATCTCCGGCGCGAAGCTGTAGGACGCCTGCGGCACCACGCCACCGGCGTCGTCCCACGGGTTGTCGCCCAGCGCGACCGGCAGCGACCACTCAACGATCCAGGTGCGCAGGCCCGGCTGTGCTGCCGCTGGGTCTTCGGGCGACGCCGCGATCACATCGATCGCGCCGCTGGCAACGCCGGGAAAGCGGCCGAGCTGGTGCAGCCAGGTCGCCAGGGCGAGGGCCGCATTGCGCAGCTGCAGCGCTGTGCTTGCGTCGGTTGCCGGCAGCGCGATGCGGGCTTCGAAACGCAGCGTGGCCTGCAGCAGGCCACTGCCATCATTGTTGTCACGGCTGCGATCACAGCGGGTCATCGCCAGAAGGCAGGCCGGCAGGGGCATCCCCTCAGCGCTGGCATCGCGATGGAACTCGACGCTTGCAAACCCGGGAAAGCGTGCGCGGATCGCGGCTTCGATCGCGGCAATCAGCGGATCGAGCGTGGGAGGGAAGGGATCGTTCGCCATGTCAGCTCATGCAGAGAGGGGAGGAAGGGCGTAGCGCTGCAATGCGCGCGGTCAGCAGCCAGTGTTGCCATCACCGCTGTGGGGTGGCATTGCAGGCGTGGCCGTGTCCGGCAGGCTCAGCGCGCGGGAGTGGCGCTGCTGTCGCAGTGGGCAGGTGCTGCCGGCACGGCGCCATTGATGGTGATGCCGTGCTGGTTGCCGAGGCTGCACAGCAGCGCACTCAGCTGGTCGGCCAGCGCGTGGTACTGCTGTGCGACGGCAACGTGATTGCGCAGCAGCGCGTCATCGCTGGCCGCGTGCAGGTCTGGCAGGCGGGAAGGGGGAAGCAGCTGGGCCGGTGCGATGCTGAGATCAGCGCGGCAGGGCGTGGCCGGCGTTGGCCTCGCGCCAGATGCGCACGAACTCAGCGTCAGCGTCGCCGCGATCACGACCAGGAGTCTTGGCATGGGTCTCGATGTCCCGTTGCAGGGTGTTGAATTGTTCGGTGCGGCGGGCCTGCTGGGCCACGCGTTGTGATTCGGCCTGCGCGCCTGCGGCGCTGTTGTCCAGGGCCTGCTGGTGCGCTCGCTGGGCTGCATCGGTGCGGGCCGCCTGCTGTGCCGCCCGGGTGGTGGCAGCGGCAAGGTCCGCGCTGCGGCCGCGCAGGGTCCATCCCAGCCAGGCGCAGCTCGCGTGGCTGCCGGCAAGGACCAGCAGTCCGATGCCCAGCCTCAGGGTCCCGGGCGTCACTGCAGGGCTCCACCGGCGGCCCGGTAGGCCGCGCGCAGTGTTTCCAGTGCGTGCTCCTTCTGCCCGTAGCCGGCGCCTGGCAGCGACGCCCAGATGCGCCGTGCCGCGGTAACGGCGGCATCGAAGCGTCCCAGCCGGATCAGCTCGTAGGCACCGCACTGCTTCAGCAGGGCGACTGCTGCACGGTCCTGCGAGACCGGCCCGAAGTCGGGCAGGCCCAGGCGTGAGCGCAGGTCGTCCCAGGTGCTGCGCAGGAACTGGTAGCGGCCGGCGGCGCTGGACTTGATGCCATAGCGCGGCAGCGACACCAGCACGCGGGGATGGTCGCGGTAGTCGGTGAACAGCTGGCCGCCGACGATGACGTCGTAGCCGCGGTCACGTGAGCGCTGGCCCGGAATGTCGGTGCCTTCGGACACGGCCAGCATGTCCAGGAACGCAGCGACGTTGGTGCCACCGAGGGCGCTGGCGGCGGCGACGGTCATGCGGCCGCTCCCGGTTGCCTGCGAACCAGGGCCAGCAGGGCGTCTATCTGTACGCTCTGCTGGGTGATCTGCGCACGCAGGGCACTGACCTCACCACGCAGCTGTCCGATCTCCTGGGCCATTGCCTCGCGTTCGTGCATCAGTCCATCGGCGCGTGTACGTTCGGCCGCGAGTTGTTCCTGCAGCGTGCGCAGGGTGTTGCTGGTGGCTTCATCGGCGGTGCGGTCGACCTTGGCCGACGACAGCCACTGGCGCAGCCACAACGACACCGCGATCAGCACGCCCGAGGTCCCGCCCAGGTACTTGGCCCAGTCTGGCACGCCGGCCAGCAGGTCGCTCTCGTTCATGCGCGTGCGTACCCCTTGAGCAGGGCCGGGTGCACGGCCGGTGGCGGCGCACTGCGCGCACCGCGCAGGGCACGCTTGATGGTGGTCTGGGAGACGCCGAACTCACGCGCGACATGGTCGCGTGGCATGCCGCTGGCGACCGCGCGGGCGATCTGTTCACGGCGTTCGTGCGCGCCGGCAGCGAAGCAGGACGCCAGGAACAACAGTTCGCCGCCGAAGTGCGCGACCAGCCGCTGGGCGACGTCGTGGCCAAGGATGTCGATCAGCCGATGCTGGTCGGGCAGGGTGGAGGGGACGTAGACAATGACACGGTGACGGCCGGTGGTGCTGGAGGTGGTCGGCGGCCACGCACGCACCAGCGTGAGGGCTGCGGATTCGCCGATGACCTCGGCCAGGGTCTGGATGCTGTCGGGCAGGGCGTTCATGGAGGATGTCTTCAGTGGCATTGATCTCCACTGTTGCCATCCCGTCCGGTCAGTCAACACCTTTCATCTACTTTGATGTCGGCGCGCTGAAGGCGTTCAGCCGTGCGCGAGGACGGGTGAGGATCACGCCCCGCCTGCTTGCAGTGCGCTGCATCCGCCTGCACTGGCCGCTGCTGTTTTCCTGTACATCCGTACTCGTTGTCCTCACCTGGCAGGAACGGAGGCAGATCAAGGGGAACGGGCAGGTACAGGGTGAGGACGGCCACCCGCCACATGGCCTCATCCGCCGTGTACTGGCCGCAAAAAAAAGCCCCGGACGATGCCGGGGCTTCAGGACTGCAGGAGGCGCTGGATCAAAGATCGAATACCAGGTTGCCGCCGGTCTTGCGGGGGATGTACCCGGCGTCGCGCAGCCAGCGTGCCGCGTTGACCTGGTCCATGCGCTTGACCGGGAAGCGGTTGGCGAACATCAGGAAGCGCGCAACGGTGATCGACTCGCCCTTGCCCTTCAGGGCCGCGAGGGTTTCGACGAACCATGGCGCAGGCGGCTGCTGGCTGCCCGGGCGGGCCACGGTGCGCGACTGCCGGGTGCTGCCAGCATCGGCCTGGGCAGTGGCCAGCGTGCACAGCGAGATGAAGATCGCATCCAGGCTCACGTTGTCCTTGCTGCCCTTGGGCTGGGACTTGAACAACTCGATGGCCTTCAGGCGCGTCGACGTGAACTGTTCGACCTCCATGGCGTTTCCTCTTTGCGAAATGGGTTGGGGATGCAGGGTGACGACAGGTGCCGTCGGTGATGGGGGATGACCTTACATCATTTTCGCCGATGATGGGTCGTGGCCTGCGGTGGGTTCAGCGGACGGGGCCGCACAGCCGACCCCGATTCCGGCTCAGATCAGGCCGCGCGACAGCAGCTGGTCCAGCGATCTGCGGACCAGATCGGCCGGGGTGCCGTCGTTGTCGACTTCGATATCGACCAGTTCATGCGGCAGCGGCTGCTCGCTGGCATGAGGGTCATTGCTGCAATGGCCCGGGCGGTTGACGCGGATCACGACACCACCGCGGCGCCGGATCGCGCGCGCCTCATTGGCGAATCGGACGTCGGGTACCAGCCCGCCCTCGGGCAGGCGTGCGAACAGCGAGCGTACCCACAGTTCGGGATGGACGCGGTCACGTCCCCATTCGGTACCGGCGGTCTGCATCAGCTGGCGCGGGGTGAGTTCGGCCAGCCAATCGATGGCGTCCTCCTTGCGGCGGTCCAGTTCATGCAGGGAGAGCCCGAGGAGGGAGGCGACGAACTGGCGCAATGGGGCCGCGAAGCTGTCGCGTGGCAGCGCCAACGCCGATGCCAGCCCATTGGCGAGTGTGTCCTTGCCCGAGCGCTTGCTGCCGGCGATGCCGATGTAGAGCGGTACACGTGCGTGCGGCGCCGGCCGCAGGGCGATGCTGCCCAGTGCAGGGCCGGCACGGAACGCGGCCAGTGTGTCGGCAATCATGCGATGACCGCTGTCGAGGGAGGCGGGAATCATGCGGAATCTACTCCTGGAAGAATGCTGCAGGTGCTGGCGGGTCAGGAATCACGACCGGCGAGGCTGCGTGCGCGCAGGATGCGCTGGGTGATGCGCCCCCCCCGGGACGCGGCCGCTATCGGGTCAAAACACAACATGGCAGTGCGCGTACGGCGGCCGGCCGCAAGGTGGTCGCGGATGGTCCGCTCGGACAGCACGGGTACCCGCTGGTGGATCTGCTGCACGGTCAGCTGCTCACCTTCGAAGGCATGCAGTCGGGGACGGGGCATGGCGGAAGCGCTCCTTGAAGGTGGCGGGCCGATACAGGCATCTTGCCTTTGCAGACGGCTCAAGTCAACACCTTTCATCTACTTGCATCATGACCTGGTCGATCTGGCTGGCGTGCGATCCACAGTCGCAATGCCGCCACGGCCAGGCGCTCACGCTCAACCGCGCCGCGTGCGGCCAGGACACCCTCGAGATACTGCTGGCGATGTCTGCGCGGACTGACCGCCGTCCAGCGCCCGTCGTTGCCCATGCGCCGGTAGCCGTCCAGTTGCAGCAGGCGGCGTGCTTCGCAGTGCAGGCGCCAGTCGTCGCTGCTGCTGTCAACGTCGCGACCATCATGCAGGCGTGGCATCTAGAACGGGCCTGCCGCATGCTCGGCGAGAGTGCGTCTGCGCTCTGGCATCAGCCAGACCTTGGCCCGCTCCTTGCCCACCACGCGGGTGCGTACGCCATGGCGTTTGACCACGTAGGCGGCGGCCTCGTTCACCTCGCGACGGTTGGGCTTGTCGATGCCCACCGCGATGACGATCTCGGTGGCGCGGTAATGCGCGCTCCAGTGTTCGGCAGGGAGCGACCAGTCGAAATGGCGATCGATCAGTTCGGCGATCGGCGAGATGGGTTCGTGTTCGCTGTTGGTGGCATTCAGCGCATCCAGTTCCTCGGCAGTCAGGTGCCAGGTCTCGCCGCTGCAGTACAGCGCATGGGCCTCTGCCCAGACCTGCTGCATGTCGATCCGTGCCGGTTCGCCCAGCGCCACGGCGTGCACGGTCCACCAGCGGGTGTTGCCGGTGGCATCGCGCAGGAAGCGTTCGTCGTTGACACTGGCAAACAGGATGGTGCGCCGTGCGTAGCGGGATTCGGTGCGCGCGTAGGGGCGGCGGATCTCGTCATGGCTGCGCGAGATGAATGATTTCAGCGCCGCGATATCGGTACGGCGGAAGGTGGCATCGACCTCGCCCAGTTCGACGATCCACTTGGAGATGACCTGCTTGACGCTGTCCTTGTTGGCCGGATCGAGCACCACGCCATCGGCGATCAGCTGCAGCTCGGCCGGCGCCAGCTGCCGTGCCCAGCGCGTCTTGCCCAGGTTCTGCTTCGAGACGAACGTCAGTACGCCGCGCGCGACCACGCCATCGGGCTCAAAGGCGGCCGCCACGCCGGAGATCAGCCAGCGCCTCATCAGGACCTCCTTCAGCACGCGGCCGTCGGCCATGCGCGTGGGCTGGGCTTCCTGCACGGTGTCGAAGAACGCCTGCAGGCGGGACTGGCCATCCCACGGCCGTGAGGTGATCCAGCTTGCGACCGGGTTGTAGGGATTGGCTTCGGCCACCTGGCACAGGTTGGTCTCGAAGCTGGCGGTGGCCATGCCGGCGCGGTGCATGCAATCCATCACTTCGCCCGCCGCGACTTCCTTGGCGTTGTCCACGGTCGTGTGCAGCCCCGGGACCAGGATTTCCAGGTCCTTGCGGATGACGTTGTAGCGCACGGTCACACCGGTACGACGGCACAGCTCGGCCAGGTTGCGGGCCGTTGGCAACGGCCGCCCGCGCGCGCTGGTGTCGGGAAACGGGGTGAAGGCATCGAATGCGGACAGGTTGCCAGGCACCTGGTAACGCGCGCTGGCCGATGACGGCGCATCGTCCGGCGCCACGTCGTCGCCTGCTGCGGGCGGTGCGGGAGGCAACAGCTGGGTACGCACGGCGTCCAGCCCTTCACGCAGGTGCAGCTCGTTGAAGTCGGTAGGACGGTCATCGTCGCCATGCAGCGCGGCGAACTCGGGCCAGGCCACGCGGGCATCGATGTCCGCGGCAGCCTGCGTGGCCAGGGTGACGCCCGGGTTGTCCAGCGGCTGCCGCGTCCATTGATCGTTGTCGGCACACAGCACGAACGATGCGTCCGGCATGGCGCCGCGCCAGGCCCGGGCGACCGCGCCAAGGTTGCCTGCATCCCAGGCCACCACTACGCACCAGCCCGTGGCCTGGTGGATGGATGCGGCGGTGGCATAGCCCTCTGCAATGGCGATCGGTTGGCCAGGGGACGGCTTGCCGATGACATGGAAGCAGCCCTGCTTGCGGCCACCGGAAAGGAAGTCCTTGTCGCGGCCAAGTGCTGGATCCACGCGGGGAAAGATCGCCTGCAACGAGACGATACGGCCCGCGCTGTTCATCACCGGCACCAGCAAGGCATTGTCGATATGGCGGAAGACCAGGCCATCGCTGTTGCGCACCGGCCACGGCGCCACGCGCAGGCCATGTGCGTGGATGCCCTTGCGTACCAGATAGGGGTGCTGGACGTCGGCGGGAATGGCACGGTTCCACAGCACGTTGGCGGCCTTGGCGGCGGCGTCCTCGCGCTCGCGCTGATGCCGTTCGCGCTCGCTGCGGGCCGCTTCCTGGCGTTGCCGGATGGCGCGCTGCTCGGCGGCGCTCAACGCGGTCGGCGATTTCGCGCACCAGGCATGGCGGGTGCCGGTCCGCCAGCTGCCGAACTCGCCGGCCGGCACGTGGTCTCCAAACAACACGGCCCACCCGTTGCGCGTGCCACGACGGTCGCCTTCCACATGGAAACGCACCAGCGTGCCATCGGCGTTGAGCGCGTCGCGGCCGCGCGCGTCCGGCACGATGCCGTGCGCGTGCATGGCCTGCAGGAACGCGGGAACGATGTCCTGCGTGGGATGCGGTGTGTGCATTCGACGGAGCCCCTGGGAACGTGGATCGGTCCACGGCGGCCGATGGCGGCCAACGTGCTGTGCAGTGCCTGGCTTGTGCAGGTCACGCGGCGGCGGACCGATGCGGCGTGGTCAGGACGTGATGGGTGGTGGTGACACGTTCATGGTGTCGGAATGGGGCTTCTTTTGCAACACCTTACAACCCCTTTCATCCCCGGTCGCGACCAAGCCGACCAGTACACGTTGGATCTGCGATGGCGTTTGCAGATTGCTGTGATCGTGCCGATGCGTCGCAGTTGGCGAGAACCGGTTTTCGGATGATGCGATCGCCGTCAGCGACGGCCCTTCGTTTCTCTCCACCGCGCCTTCGGGCGCCCGTGCACAAGGAGCCTGCATGTTTGAAATCCACTGCAACCACGAACGCCGATCCGCCGCGGAATCCGCGTCGTTGACGGTCGTTGCGACGTTCTCAATCGGTGCGACCACCCCTCGATAAAATACAACCCGCATGACGGACACCATCGACGAAGCGCAGGAAATGGAAGCGCGCCACCTGCAACGCGCCCTGGCCCAGCACGCAACGCGGGCCAGCAACGTTGCCCCTCTCACTCCCATGGGGGAATGCCACAACCCGGACTGCAGCGAAGACTTCGACAACGATCCGGCAAGGCTGTTCTGTGGGCCTGCCTGTGCCGAGCGTTTCGAAGCCATCCATCAACACCGCAACGCATAG